AGGATTGGATCATAACCAGCTAGGCTGGTGTTGGCACCAGCATTAGTGTTAAGAGCGAATCCACCACCAATTGCATTGGCTGAGGTTTCAGTTAGATACTGCTGACGCATAGCAGCTTCTTGATTCTCAAGAAGGACTGCGGTTACTTTCTTCTTGTAAACATCTTCAATAGCGGGAACTGCGTCGTGATTTAGGACGGGGTTCCACTTTTCAGTTAAAATATCATACGGTGTTGAGTCTTCGAACATTTTTATTTTTCTCCTGTGTTATTTAGGTTAAATCCTGATTATTTCTTAATATGTCTACTCATTGCTCTAGCCACTTGAGCGACGGTTTCATTATCAATAGTTGGTGCTGAAGGCTGAACCATCTCATGAAGTTCCATTACTGGACTAGCTACTGGAACTACTGGAGTTGATCTAGCTTCTTGTTTTCTAAAGAAGTAAGCTTCCTTAAGCGATTGTAACTTACCTCTAAATGAATTTTCTCCATCGAAATCAAGGCCCTTGGCAAGCGAACCTAGTTTCTCGACTTGTGTATCGGTCAAACCATGGCATTCTTCAAGGAAGATGCTTGAAATCTTATTGGCAACACTTTCCTTTTTGAGGTTCATATTTTCATTAATGACCTTGTTCATAGTTCTTGCCAATTCATCGTTCTGTTCAAACAATTCATCGACAAGATTGTACTTCTCTTCTGGAACATCGATGTAATGTGCTTCGAATAGATTCTTGAGGCCACGAATGAAGTTTTCAGCGACTTGAGTCTTGATGCCGCGTTCAACTTCAACCTTGTTCTCTGTCATCCATTCTTCTACGACATAGCCAAGATACTCATCTAGTTTCTCAGCCAATGTTCCTGCCATAATTTCAAGATTCTTCTCATACTGCTCGGCAAGAATCTTGGTGGTGTTCTTAGCGTGCTCTTCAACCTTTTCGTTGAGCGCAGCAACAAACACGGTCTGTAGCTTGTTTACAACTTCTTCTGAAAGTGAAGCGTCAGCAAAGATTGCGTCAAATGCTTCCTTCATCTGAACAGGTGATACCTTTGGGGTAGCAATAGTCATTTGGTTGTATGGGGCTAGTTTAGCCATGTTTGGATCCAGTCTTGGATCGGTTTGAATAAAGACTCTACCGCCATTAGCATCCATGCTGCCCATACCATTGACATCAAAGTCAACGAATCCAGCTGCCTTTTTGCCGGGGTTAGAAGAAGTATCTTCATCCTCGGACTCATCGGTTTCGTCCTCGGTATCCATATCTTCTTCCTCAGTTTCGTCTTCCATCTCTTCGCTTAAAATTTCATCTTCGATATATTTTTTTCTATTTCTCATTGTTTCTCCTTATTATTTATTCAGTCTCTGATTGTAATCTTAATTGAGACTGTTGTTGTTGTTGTTGTCTATTTTCATAATCGCTATAAACACCAAATGGATTGTATCTGGTGTAACCAACTGCTTTTGCAAATTCTAATGGATTTCTACCAGCGGCATTTATTAAAGTTGCAGCTAATTTATCCCCAACATCTGCTAATGGCATTAAATTTGTAAAAAATGATTGTACATTATACTGTAGAATACCTTTCAAACCAGATCTTTCGACTTCGCGTCTATCGATAGGTGGGGAATTCATTATTGCTTGTATTCCAGCAGCAGTTAATAATTCATCTTTTATGCTATTTATAGCACTGTGAACAATTGTTTCCGGTTTTTGTTGATTTTTTTGTATAAAATCTTGTTCATTCTCATATGTTAATTCGTTTTCATTTTCAAATAATAATTGATTTTTTAATTTAAAAGAATTAAGCTCTTCCTGAAGTTGAGCAATTTGCTTTAAGTATGTTTGTTCTAAGTAGTTCATAGATTTCTTAAAAAGTGGTCGAATGTTTTGAGAACTTTTTCTTGAAGTTGTTTGCTTGGAGTCTTAAGAATTTCTTTCTTATAGTTTGAGATGGTTTGTTCTTTAAGAACGCCATTGCTCCAAACCCATTCCTTACCTTCCATGATGCCATTGACAAAGGCGTGTGGAGCAGAAGGATCTGCTACAATATCAACTGCTGCAAGCATGAAGTCTTCTTGTACTTGATTTATACCTTCTTTAGTCTTCTTGAGAGAACCCATGCCTCTGGAAGAAACCCCGAGTTGAACTCCTTCGCCTAGAAGACTCTTTACGATCTTTCCAGTTGGAGTATCAAGAATCTTAGCCTTACCATAAACATCATTACCGCGTTCATGGAGTTCTGTGATAAGATGTGAGACTCTGTCTAGATTGACGGAAGGACCAGTTGGGTGGTTTAATTCACCGAAAGCTCTCTTATTGTTGACATGTTCATTGATGTAACGTCTAACCTCATTCATAAGAATAGGCTTGGGATAAGATCTACCATTTCTATTCTTGGTATCAGCTTGCATGAAAATACCTTCGATGAAATAATTTTTATTATTACCATCGATACTTTCGGTAATTACACGAACATTTTCAACTGTTTCGGTGATTAACTTCATTTTTTGTTCTTCTTCTTAGCAGTAATGCTCTTTGCCTTTGCAACTGCTTTGTCCTTTGGCATTCCCATCTTCATGAACTTGGTAGCAATGGCATCTTCAGTATCGTTTCCGACCTGACCATCTCCATCGACATCTTCCATCTTACCTTCATTGAAATAGGTTCTTGATACTTCGATGTACTTTTCGTTTAGTTTGTGTTTTAGCTTAGAATAAAGCATTTCGCGGACAGTGTTTCTAGCACCGACCGCATTCTCTTCAAGGATTTGTTTGAAAACTTTCTTTGATGACATTTTTATTTCCTTATGTTTTTGCTGAAATCTAAAATATTTCTGTAGTTTTTGCTATTTTCAAATAGCGAAGAAGTCATTTTAACACGGTTATTTTCATTTAGATTATCAAACAAAATAGCCAACTTTTGCCCTTCTTTGCTACTAATACTTATATTTTCGCCACTGTTTAATTTAATGTCTATAGGGTATTTTGCCTGTAAAGATTCCTTTATGACCGAAACGAATCTACCCATAGAATCAGTGGAGATCTTTGGAGTGCATTTTTGAAGCATTTTATTTTGTTCAAAAAGCATTTTTTCATTAATCAACTGGCTAACTCTGAAAGAAAGCTCATTTTTGATGTTAAAATTAAGTTTGTTTTTGTCTAATGACTCAAAAACAATCTTTTTCAGTCTATGTTTCATTGTTGCTCCTGTTGCATTTGCTGTTGTTGAGCTGCCGCAGCTTGTTGCATCTTCAAGATGTCAAACTGCATCTGAGTATTTATTACTTCAATATCTTCATCAGATTGCTTTAGAATATTCTTACGAATATAATCTGAAGAGAAATACTTACCAATATATTGTTCAGCAGCGGCAACAAGGTCTAGTCTACTAGCAAGTACTTCTGCATCTTTAAGATCATTGAAATATGAATCTGTATTGAATTCAAATTCAATGTCGGAATACATGTCATCCCAATCTTCTACAGTAATGATTCCCTTGAGAATTAACTGGACTTTGAGAAGATTCAAGAACAATACTGAGAAGCGTAAACGAATTCTTTCAATAAACTTGAAGAATTTAACTTCATCTCTGGTGATCTCGGCAGATCTGCCCATGTTAAACGTATTGTCACCCGCCAATCTTGATGCTGGAATATTAAGAGATTGATAAAGCTTGCGCTTGAAATATTCAACATCAGTCATTTCTCCTAGATTCTGGCCACCATCAAGAGTAGAGATTTCTGTACCTCTACCCCCTTCTCTTCTTGGCATCCAGTAATCTTCAAGCATGGCCATGTGATTGCGATCATCTTTGATTTCACCAGTTGTCTGGTTGTAAATCATTCTGTTGCGATATCTGTTCATCAATTCACGCACATATTGTTCTGCCTTCTGCTTTGGCAAATTACCAACGTCAACATAGAAAATGCGACGTTCTGGTGCGCGTGAAATTCTATAAACTACAATTGCGTCTTCTAATTGACGCAACATATTCATAGTTCTAATAGCCTTTTGGAGGTATCCAACGACTCTCTTTGTATTCATATCTACTAACCCAGAGTGAGCATAGCAGATTGAATCGGTTGATAATCTAAGACCAGTTGGTCCAGTTGATATTAAAGAATCTTTGTTAGTGTCAGTATAAAGATAATATTCTTCAACTTCTTGAATCATTGGTACGATGGCCGAGCCAACTCTCTTCTGATTCTTTTTAAGATTTTTGATTTTTTTGATTTTGATTGGATCAAGTGGTATAAGTTTTCTTATTCCTAGCTGAGGATTGTCATTGTCAATTTCTAGAAAATAATAAATTTTTCCATCAATATACCATCTACGGAAAATTTCATAACATTTACCTTTGAAATCCATAATCTTCAGTAAGTTATCAAACTCTTTATGCATCTTTGAT